TATGTTAACTCGACATCATTTATGCAGTAGTCACCGTACAGCGCCAAGTCTTGTTCAGAGAAATCGGCTCGACGTTTGCCTAACGCGTTTAAGACTTCGGTTCCCTTAGTGCCAATCTGGTAGCGTTCAGACAACGCCCTGAGACTGCCGCCAACTTCCACCCCGTGTAAAGCACGGGCGATACACAAAGTATCGGTATACACGCGAGGATGAATATCAAACACCCAAGAGAGAATGGCACCATCAAACAAAGTGTTGTGAGCGAGAACCATGCTTTCTGCCCAGTTGAAGGTGTGTAAGTATCGTTTAAGTTGTTCATGCGTTCCGCTTGCCCATTCAGTTCCTTCATTGTTCACCTTGATACCCACGCCAATCACCTCAAATTGGTGATCGCGTACGTACTCCTCTGTTGTTAACTTAGACAGGGAAAAATCCCTGTCATAGTATGTTTCAAAATCTATTGTGATTAAGTCCATTAGAAGTCACCCCCTGCTAACTCACCACCACACGCCATATAACCTGCCCCGTCCACCCAGTTGTCTGGATGTTTCGGATTAGAATTAATACGTGCTACCTTTAGAAGTGTCATCATCACGGCGACATCGGTAGGGTGTACAGGGTAGTCAAGATGCACCGACCAGTAATCAGCTATCCTAGAGAAGTTATTCTCCATATCCCCATGATCAGCCGCACGATCCTTAGTTACGTATGCTTTAGCAGTATCAAGAATATGACCGCGAGAAAATCCCTCTGAGTTTCCCCCAGAGGGTAGTGGCTTTTTTCTGGTGCCGTTTGCTTCCTCCTCTGCGATAAACACCTCTTTAGGCGTTCCGATCTTCTGCATTAACTTGTAAGCGTACCCATACGATACGCCAGTAGCCTTTGCGACCTGTGCAGGGGTAGCTGTTTTATTCTTAACTAAATACGCCCATACCTTATCGGCTTTGGGGGATTGTTTCTTGGTACTCATGTCGTTCTCCTAGTGCTCGTACGATATAACAAGTGACCACAAGACCCTCGTACGGTTAAGGTCCGGTGGCTAAGTTGATTACTCGGGGGATTGTGCGGCTTGCTTTCTTGCATACTTCTCACCCCACGAAAAGAATATCCGCATGGGTGAATACTTCGGAGCAAGTAGGTAAGCCTCAACGCAATGATTTGCGATAGCGATCCATTCAGCTTTAGTTCGTTGCTTCGACACGTGCCACCTCCCATAGAATGCACGCCTTACCCCATTGGGTTTTGCCGCGCCTTCCGCTATCCCTTACACGACGATCATTTGATAACTCAGATAGACGTGGTTTAACGGACACATCAGGGCGCTCTAACATGCTTGCTATTTGTTCAGCGCTAAGTGGTATAGGTGATTTGGTTAGTAGTGCGTAGACTTGTTCACGTAAGGTAACTTTCTTACCTGCGTTATCTTCAGCGGCGGCGAGACTTGTATCTCTACGCTGATAACCGATACCTTCTTCGGTGTATCCCATAACGATCTCCAATTTTTGCAGTGTCTAAACAGGTGAGCCTTCAAAATCTAACTCTAACTGTCGTGGGTCGCGGTGCTTACCGCCAACATAGACCAACACGTCATCTATATTGTCTTCGTTAATGACAAGACTTATGCCATCGTTAGCTTTTATATCAGATAAATTCTTTTCTTGCAAGGGAGTTGGTTTGTTTTTACCTGCCTTACATTCTATACCAAAGAACTTACCCTCGTAGCATCCGATGATGTCAGGAACGCCACTCTTACCGTATCCTCCTGTAACTGGATAGAAGTAGTAGGCTCCTAACATCTTTAGGTGCGCCGCTACTTTCTTCTTAACTTTTGCTTCTGGTGTCATTGCCATCTTGTTCTCCTGTGTTGTCTACGTCAGTAACCTTTCCGCTACACTGTGTGCACTTGCGCGTATTGGGTTCTTCTGTTTGCATCAAGGGTTGCATACACCACGGACACAAACCCTCAGATAATCTTTTTTCGATTTCCCCTCGTTCGTCGATCATGTGTTTCCCCTCGGAACTGGTATCAAAATCAAAGTCGGGGGGTGGCGAACCATCCCCCCTGTTAGTGCCGCACTAACATTACACACGGAATATCCAATAAACATTATCATCAATCCGTCTGCCTACCGCTTCAACCTCACTGGTTGGCTTATCCAATGGGGTCATCATCAGTAGAGCAACCTTCTCTTGCATCCACAAAGGAAGGTCATCCACTGAAGGGTACTCTCCACTGACCGCGCTGTCAACTTCCATGCCAATACATGACACCTCGACAGTGTTGGTGTGTGGGTTTACGTAGACGCGGTATACGTTATCATCATGTGGTAAGTCGTTATCGCACGACATAAAACATACCCTCACCTGCGGAGAAGCCAACATCATCAACGTAATCATTGGCTTGCAGGATATTGAGTACAGAAAGTTTCTGCATAATGTCTTCGGGTAACGTATCCGTTGTGTATCGTTTTACATCGTCACTGATCTCTACATTGTAATTACTCTCAGCATTGTCGATGTCGATCACATCAAACATCTGCTGATCCATACGCTCGTATACTCGTACAAACCACATTGGCACGGTGCGTCCTTTCAATCTATTCAGTTCATCTTGCTTAGCAAAGAAGTCAGTAAGTCGTTCACCAAACATAGCGTCAATAAACTCATAGTTACTGTTCATCAGGTGCCGTAGTTCATTGAGTAG